CAGAGTGGGAACAGATATTATGAACGGACCTTGCACTATGGAAGAGTGGTACATTCATGAATCAATTGATAAAGATATTAGAGACAAACTAAGAAATAAAAATTGTCAAGCATGGGAATTGCTTCTTGATCTATGAGAGTAAGTTATTGCATTCCAACTCATGACCATGCAAGGTGTGAGCAATACATGTTTGATATATTATACGCTCTAGCACATCAATCATATAAGGACTTTGAATTGTGTGTATCACATCAAGGTGATGAGAAAAGAATACTCAGAGCACTTGATGATTATTGGGATTTGCTAAACATTACATATAAGAGAGCACCACAGGGTAATATCTCTACTAACACAAACAATGCTATGAAGATGGCAGAGGGCGACATAATAAAAATATTATACTCAGATGATTTTATTCTTACTTCAAATCTCACAGAGGAACTTGACAAAGCATTTACCTCGGATGTAAAGTGGGCGGTCACTGGTTTTGCACACACCCTAGATAATGGTCGCACACATTACAATCCAAAGATACCAGTTTATAATGATAGATTATTAGAGGGTGTGAATACTCTTAGTTCTCCCTCAATTCTTGCTGTTAGGAATGATCTTGAAGAGTATTTTGATGAAAATTTAATTATGTTGATGGATTGTGATATGTACTACAGATTGTACTCAACGTTTGGAAACCCTGTTGTTCTAAAGGATATACATATATCAAACAGAGAACATCAAAACCAAACACAAAGATCAAACGAACACCTCATACCAGAGGAGATTGATTACTTGAAGAAAAAACATTTAGTATGACTATAGGATTCAACCATCTAGGAAGACACGGAAGATTAGGTAATCAGATGTTTCAGTATGCTGGACTCAGAGGCATCGCTGCTCATCGTGGTTATGATTTTATGATACCACCAAGTGACTTCAAAGATCCGTATCAGGATCATCAATTATTTGAGGCATTCAAACTAAAGGGACTTACTAATATAGGGTTGTGTGCAGGCACATACGTGCAAGAGGCACACTTTCATTTTGATAATAATTTGTATGATAATATGCCTGACAATCACAATGTATATGGATACTTGCAAACAACAAAATACTTTGATATTATAGAGAAGGAAATAAGAGAAGACTTCCAATTTAAAAATGAAATTTACAACCCATGTCGTGAGATGATGGACACTTTAGATAATCCCATCGCTCTGCATGTCAGACATGGCGATTACGGTTGTGATAACCATCCTATTTGCCCTAAAGAATATTATGATACTGCACTGTCAAAGTTTGATAACAATCGCACAGTGGTTGTTTTTTCTGATGATCCTAAATGGTGTAGCACTGAGTTCCCTGACGACAGGTTCCTTATCTCAGAAGGTGGTGACAATCTTGCAGACCTGTGCATGATGAGTATGTGTTCTGATTTCATTATTGCCAACTCTTCTTTCTCATGGTGGGGATCATGGTTGAGTGAAAATCCTGACAAGAAAATCATCGCACCAAATAAATGGTTTGGTCATGGATACACAGCAGCACATGACACATCAGATTTATACTGTGAAAATTGGGAGGTATTATGTTAGAGGGAAAAGTTGTAAAAAGATTCGATCTAAAAAAATGTACCTTTATCATTCCTCTTAGGATTGAGACAGAGGATCGTATGAGAAATATCGTCACAACATTGATATATCTTACACGTTTATTTGATACTAATATAATTGTAAAAGAAGTTGATAAAGAATCAATTTACTTGAGAGAAGTTCAACCATTACTTGAGCAAGCATTAGAACCTAAGATGCTTAGTTGCATCAATCATATTTTTGAAAAAAATGATGAGTTTACATTTCATAGAACAAAAATATTAAATGATATGTTGTGGATGGTTGATACACCAGTTGTTGCAAATTATGATAGTGATATAATCCTTCCATTGGAATCATATATCAATGCAACAAATATGATTATCAAAGAGTGGGTTCACCCTGATGCAGAGGGAGGAATACCAGTAAAAATTGTTTATCCCTATGGGTTTGGTGATTATCAATGGCAATGTCATGTAGGTGATAATGAAGTTACAAATTTTATAAATTCTGGATTCAACTTTGAATATTTTAATGGTCACATGAGACAATGGGATGCTAAGTATGGATTCTGCCAATTTTTCTGCACTGATACTTATAAAAAATTTGGAGGTGAGAATGAAAACTTTATAGCATATGGGTACGAAGATGATGAGAGATATTTTAGATTCAATATGTTATCAAGTGTGGCAAGACTAAACGAATATGTTTATCACCTTGAGCATGGTCGTACAAAAAATTCATGGTTCAATAATCCATATTGTGAAGACAATAAAAAAATATGGGAAGAACTAAAGGTGAAGGGAAAAGAATCTTTATTGAAATACTACGAAAACGTTGATTATATTGTGGAGAGAAATGGATAGAAATAAAGCAGTATTCAAGTTAGCAAACTTCCCTCCTGTCTTGTGGATTAATTTAGATAGGTTTCCAGATAGAAAAAAATACATGGAGAAACAATTTGACTATTGGGAAATCAAAGATCACCACAGAATATCTGGTATTGATGGTGCAGAGTATGAGTCATACCTCAAAGGAACAGTGCCACCAAGTATGAATGATGGTGAGATAGCATGTGTCATGTCACATCTTTCTGCACTCAAGTATTTTGTGGAAGAGACAGACCATGATGAGATTTTTATTATGGAAGATGATGTAGATTTGTCATTGGCGATGAATTGGAATTTTACATGGAAAGATGTAAGACGTAGAGTTCCTATCGCTTTTGATTGTCTTCAACTTACTATCATAAATCCTAATGGTATAACATTAAAATTACATCATAGATTTATAAATGATTTCTCTGCTGCTTGTTATCTTATAACTCGCCATCATGCAACTAAACTTCTCAAACTTCACAGTAGAGGATCGCAGTGGAAAATAGATCAGAACATAAGACCAAGAGCAGTGTCTGAAGATTTGATACTTGACAGTGGTAAATCATACGCTACACCTTTATTCAATTATAGATTAGATATGGGATCTGCGATACATGAGGAACACATAGAAATTTTTCATAAGAATAGTAATCATGCACTCACCGATTTTTGGAGAGAGAATGGTGCTGATGTCAAGATACAAGAAGTGATGCAATTAGACGAGTACTGTGGTAGAATACCACCACAGGTATACATAAACCAAGGTAAAGAGGAGGCAAAAAATGTCTGAAGTGATTCTTGATGAGAGATTCAAACAACCAGAATTTAAAGGTATGGTTGATTATGGTGCCATAGGTGTGTTTGATAATTTTGTCAAGTGGGAATTTTGTGACGCTGTTGTAGATTCTTTTGAATTTTGGCATGCAAAAAAGTACATTGAGAAAGATGATTGTGAGGTAAAAGTTACATCGTTCAATGGAAGAGATTTGAAAATGAATCCCATAGGTGATGGTGGTAAACAATTTACACAGGGTGGTTTTGGTAGAAAAGATGATCAATTGTATTTGGAAATCTCTGACCCTTCTATGGCGATGGAAATAAATCAAGTCGTCGGTGGATGTTTTGAAATATACGCTAAAAAATACAAAGGAATTCTAGATTGTTGTGACCCTGTTTCATCTTGGACATGTAAAATACAAAGGACTAATTCTGGTGGTGGATATCATATATGGCATTCAGAAAATGGTAGTTTTTTGTATAGAGATAGAGTTCTCACATGGATGATTTACTTGAATGATATTCCTTTTGAAAATGGTGGTGCTACTGATTTCTTTCACCAAGAAATATCATTTCAACCTAAAAAAGGCACCGTGGTATTATGGCCTGCTGCATATACTCATGTGCATAGGGGTGCTTTCCTAACAGGAGATGTAAAGAAGTACATAGCAACTGGTTGGTTCTCTCGTGAACCAGGTGATGTTACCAATAGAATTTTAGGAGAAAAATCAGGAAGGATACTCCCTCAAGATAAATTGAATGGATGATAATATACACATGTATTACAAACTTATATGATAAATTAGAATCACCATATATTCATCCAGACGTTGAGTACATTTGTTTTTATGATGGTGAGAAACCAGATGCAGAGGGTTGGAAATATATTGAATTACAACAAGACATTATATCTCCTGTAAGAAGATCATATCTACCTAAACATTGTCCTCATCTTTTCTTTGAGAAAAATTCTGAGACAGTGTGGATAGATGGGTGTTATCCTGTTGATCAAAGAATAGTGGAATACTCACTTGAATTGTTCAAGACAAAAGATTTTGTTCTTCAAACACACCCAGAAAAAAGATCT